GGCTATAGCTACCATCGCGGCTGTTGACCATTGGCTAACAATTTGCGTCCCACCCCCTTGAGATAGAATAAACATCTTTTTGCCATCAGCACTAAAAGCTATATCTACTGGCGGGTTTGCGTAGGTTGCGGTTGGATTAAAGACTTGTGTATAACTTGCTGTCGATACATCAAATCCAGTGGTTAATGTGTACTCGTTAACATTCTTGCCCGTCTGACCGCAGACATACATCTTTGTTCCGTCGGTATTAAAGGCTATTCCCGATGGTATTGAGTCTTGAGAAGAAACATTAAAAGCATCTGTAAACGAGGCCGTAGATACATTAAATCCAGTGGTTAATGCGTACTCGTTAACATTGTCACTCGTATATCCCACAACAAACATTTTACTTCCGTCTGTGTTAAATATTATCCCTGTGGGCTGCGTTTCTTGAGAAGCCACAGAAAATACTCGCGTATAAGAAGCCGTTGAAACGTCAAAGCCAGTTGTTAATGTATATTCGTTTACGTCCTGTCCTGTTAGCCCGCAAACAAACATCTTAGTACCGTCAGCACTAAAGGCTAGTCCAAAAGGGGTGTTTTCTTGTGCTGCTACAGAAAAAGCATCAGTGAATGTTGCGGTCGATACGTCAAATCCCGTTGACAAGGCGTATTCGTTTACGCTGTCATTCTGATACCCAACCACAAACATCTTTGTGCCGTCAGTGTTAAAGGCCAAAGCACTTGGAGAGTTATCTTGAGAAGCTACAGAAAAGTTCTGCACATAAGCCGCACTTGCTAGTTGAAAACCAACCTCCTGCGCCATACTATCTCGAAGCGCCTGCACCTCAGTATTAGTCGAAGCAGCCACCCAAGTCTCGGAACCATAACTGCTGTTGCTGTTGTATTGATAAGTGCCTGCGTTTACTCTCGCAATCTTTCTAGGAGCATTTGTAACTGTGCTAATTGCACCTCCCATGCCGGAATGATTTGTACAGTAGTAGTAGAGAGTAGGTGCGCCAGCAGCAACAACAATTTGAGTGTACGCTCCGCTACTACCAGCCGTTCCAACAATCGTGACTCCAGTTGTATACTCCGAGCCACCTCCATGTGTACCATCAGAAGTTATTGATAATCGTAAAGGGTGCGTAGCATTTGTGGCACTAGATTGATCAAATTTATATGTTTGACCTTCTGTCAGCGTCAAAGAGTTTTGACTAACTCCGTCAATATAGAATTTATTGCCTGACCCAGCGTTGGCTACAGTTACTGCAAAAGTTGCTCCAACACCAGCATTGGCTATAACGCTCCAACTAGTTCTGTTGTCATTAGAAATTGCGTAGAACAAATTGCCGTCACCAACTGCGTTGGTTGCAGTTAGTGAGTTAATGTCAGTCCAATAAGTCGTATCAATATTAGAGCTTATGCAGGGTTGGTAGCCTGATGCAGCTTTAGAAATTCCTGTTGAGTAGGTATAAACTTTAGCTGTATTTCCAACAACATACATCTGAGTTCCGTCATTACTAAATGCCATGCCTTTTGGGTTTGTCTCTTGCGAGACTACAGAGAGCTGTATCGATGTAAAGCTTGCAGTAGATACATCGAAGCCGGTAGATAGGGCATATTCATTTACGTCCTGTCCCCCATCATCTAAAACAAACATCTTCGTGCCGTCATGGTTAAACTTTACGGACTGCGGTGCGCCTGCTGTTAAATTAACGCTAAAAGAAACAGTAAAAACCGCAGTAGATACGTTAAAGCCGGTTGATAGTGCGTACTCCTGTATCGCAGCATACCCAAGTCCGCAAACATACATCTTGGTTCCGTCATTGTTAAAAGCTAATCCTGTTGGATTTGGCTCTTGGGCTGAAATTGAAAAGTTTTGAGTATAAGACGCAGTTCCTACGTTAAAGCCGGTAGACAGGGCATATTCGTTTACATCTTTGCTTATCAAGCCTAAGACAAACATCTTCGTGCCGGTAGTGTTAAATGCTATACTTCGCGGCGTATTTGCTTGTGACGCTACTGAGAAGTTCTGAGTATATGAAGCGGTAGCCACGTTAAAGCCGGTAGACAGGGCATATTCGTTTACATCATCTCCTGCACCGCCAACAACGAACATTTTTGACCCATCAGCATTAAACACTAAGCTTTGTGGCGCGGTGTCTTGTGAGCTAACATTAAAGTTAACAGAGCTGTAAGAACCCCCGCTAATGTTAAAGCCGTTCACAAAGTTACTAATCTCCAACACATCAGCCACAGAATTATAAACCACAGCATTCATTGACCAGTCACCAGAGGATATTGCGCTTGTATCTGTAAAGGCTGTGGAACTTTTATAAGTACCGCTTGTAGCAGTTAAAACAGCAACGCCACCGTTTCCTTGGATTGTCTTACCAACATCACTAGCGGTAAAAGCACCTGATCCTAAAGTAAACGTACCATCACCTGTAGACGATGGAGTTAATGTTGTAGCATACGCGCTATCCTCCAGAGTATAACTACCCGCAGCAGCGTCCCAGTTGTTATTCGTTGCACCAGTTTGCGGGACTTCTTTAGTTACAGATACTACCGGAGCAAGAACAGAGCTACTCAGGGTTATCGTTGCTGCCTCACCTTTTGTGAACGTTTTTGTAAGCGTTCCGAGTGTTGGGTCTATCGTTATAGTCGCCCAAGATGAGATAAGACCGTTCGTACTTAAAAATTTCCCTGTTTCACCTGTTTGAGAAGGTAGAGCTAGTGCGTCAATCGCCTGTTTTACACGCAGGGGAGAAAAGATTTTTCCGGTTGTTTCTGTTCCAGCTTGAGCTTCCGATTGAGTTGCTAGAGCATAAGCACCGGAAACCGAAATAAAAGAGAGCGTACCTGACCCGTTTGTAGCCAAGACAGTTGAAGCAGCCCCATCTGCTGAGGGATAAGCTAACCCACCAGCGGTGAAATTTGTTGTTGCTAGAGTTGTAAGGATTGAGTTGCCCGATCCAATTATATTACCCGCAACATTTCCAGTAACTGCGCCTGTGTGAGTTCCTGCGGAATTCCCAGTTAAATTTCCTGTAATATTTCCAGTAAAATTTGTAGTTGCAGTAACGACAGTGCCTTGAATCGCTCCGGTTGAAGTAAGTGAAGTTGCATTTACAACTCCCGTGGTAAGACTTGAGGGGTTTGTTCCAATCTCAACAACCGCCGCAGAAGCATTCTCAGTAAAGAGCCTTCTATCTGTGACATTAACCGCAAGTTCTCCCTGGACAAGCTGTGAGCTTGTTGGGATATCGGTAGCTGTACTAGAATTCTTGGTTACTATTATGGGCATGGGTTCCCCTTACTTTAAAAAGAAAGGGGGGGAAATAAATACCCCCCCCGAACTATGGGGAATTGTTACGCATTCACTATCATGGTAAATGCACTGTCAGGACGATATGCAACACCGCCGTAAAGAACATCACCAGTTAGCAAGTCGGCAAGCCATTCCTGCTTGTACTGGGTTTGAACTCGAACGTCTTGCTGCATAGAGAGGACAAGTGAAGATTCATGTAAAAGCATAGCTGCCTTCAATTCACCACCCGCCGCATTCTGAGCTGCGGTTTCAGTTACAGGACAGTTGGTGCTAACCATAATATCAATGCCATAAATGTTACCGATCTTTCCGTTTACGACACCCTGACCGCCTACAAAGTCAGAGCTAACATAACGATCAATACCCATCATAGTGGACCTGGCGCTAGGTGGAACCACGAAATATCGCTTGTCGAAAGGAACATCAGCGTCATCTTGCTTTACGATCAGAGATCTAAACCCTTCGTCCGTGATTAAATCCGTAACCGTCACTTGGTCAACAGCATAAGGGGTTAAGCCTGTAGCACTATCAACATAAAAGGCCGCTGTATTTACATGAGAAGTACCATTTCCATTGCCTAAATTCTTACCTAAAGCCATTAAAAAAGTATCTACGTTTTTGGAAAGTGCATAACCGCAATCGTCTGTATAAAACTCTTGAGCGGAAGCTAGTTCCTGCATCTTCGCAACATCTTCAAGCAATCGTGAATACTCAAAATGCTGGTTGATAACGATAGGGACGTTTGTAGCAGTATCGTTCTGAATCGTTACCGCTGTTCCTGCTGCCTTAGCCGTTACACTTCCACGACCAGGAGCGGGAACATTAATAGTGTCGCCCTTTTTGCCCGTCATAGGCATTTGCTTGACAATATTAGCCATTACGATGCGCTGCTGAAAAGCTGCGCGTACTTGATCGGACCACAACTCAGGAATGAATGAAGCCTGGGTTGTTACATTACTTGCACCGCCTTGGGCGGGATATATTGATGTTGCCATGATGAATCACCTTAAATTGTAAGAAAATAAATTAAGTGACCCGTCCCTCTCGATACATCTTCTCAATTTGAGGATAAAGACGCCGATAGCGTTCGGGGTCATTCATTCTGAGTTTGACTAGATCATCACGCGAGATACTTTTTCCAGCAGACGTTTCCGAAGAACCTTGAACGTTACCCGTTGCCCCTCTACGAGCCTCGGTTTTCCGATCTTGATTCTTCAGTGCTTCTATTTGTGGAGTTGGCTGGCTTACCGACTTATAAGCAGATAAAAGCTCATCCATTATTCCAACATTCATAGACTTCATGCCACTGGTATAACTCACGGTGCGACTTGGCGACTGTGCAATATAGTTCTTAAAGCCATCGGTATTTAACACCGAAGAAGCGTCTGGATGCCTAGCCTCAATATCTCGGGCTGCGCCTTCAGCTCTCATTCGTGAGAGTTCTTCTTGCTGGTGTCTCATTGCCGGATGATCTTCAATGCTCTGCTTGATAGCACTAGCCGGGTCGCCGAAATAGTCAATCTCTTTGGCTTTGGGTTGTTCAACTTGCAGTTGGCTGTCAACGTAACTTTTAGCGCCTTTCATAGCCTCTATTTCGCGTCTAACATCAGCGACTTCATTAGACTGCCTTCCGATCATAGATTTCTGATCGTCCAGCATTTTTTCTAAATCATCGCGAGTCTTAGCGCCGTAAGTGCTATCTGTCGCTTCTGGTTGCCCCTCTTCCTGCGTTGGTGTTTCCAGCGCATCAATTGGGTCGTATTCAGATTGCTCTGTTGCTTCTGCCTTCGCCATATCTTCTCCTAATTAAGTTATCCATAAGGGCTTAAAATTAATCCGCAGGACCGTGGAGTTCGGTTTCTCTGCGCTCTGCCTTTATTTTCTTCTGCCGACCTTTAGCCCATTTCATCGTGGCTCCTGGGAAGTCACCACTAACGACATCGAGCATTGGTCCTGCATAAGAAACTAATCGAGTTGATAATTGCCGACAGTTAGGGCAATCAATTTGCGTCACAGAATCATCTATAAACATCTCTTCGATATGCCCGTTAGGACATCCAAAATCATAAATCTTTCTGCTCATACAAAGTTTCAACCTGATCCCTCAGTGAAGTAACTAAGGCGATGACATCCAACTGCCCCTTTCGGAAGCGTAAATCATCGTTATCTTTCGTCCATTGCACTGAATTTATGTTGACTCGATTTTCCTCAAGTTGATCCAAGAGGAGCTTCCAGCCGTCTGTCAAAAACATTTCAAACATTGCTTCGCAATATTTTTCATCTTCAATCGACAGACTCATAATATTTTCACCGTAACAGCCATATTACTATTCGTAAAGCATCATAATTTAACTAATGTTATCGGCCCATTCTAACCTTGGCTTCTTCGATTCCGACCTTTTTCTCTTTGATTGCAGTCTCAGCAATCTTCAGCTTCAGCTTGGCATCCTTATCCAGATCACCTTCTGAACGAGTCAGGTCAGCAATGGCCTCAATGCGGTCACTTTCGAGCTTAATGGGAACAGCGATAGTCTCTGCCTGGATCTTCTTAGCCCTGGCTTGTGACTCAGTTGCCTGACCGACCAATGCGGCTGTCTGCCCCTGAGTAAATTCAAGCTGCGTCTGAGCGTTGACCTGCTCCATTTCCTGCTGCTGTGGATCGGGCTGCATGGATTGGTCGATCATTGCGTCAAGTTCTTCGCGGTTAGAAAGAGCCATATTGTCAATAATTGACTTAATCAACGCAGGATAAAGCGGATTGTCCTGGGGCATTGTCTGTAATAACTGAACCAGTTGCGTAACCTCATACTCTCTTTGCAGAATTCCAAGGCTAGAGGTGACAGTAAAGACGAAATCTTCCACCGGGTAATTCTCCGGGTCGTACTGCATATACCGGCAAGCTGCCATTTTCACGAAAGGTATCAAAAAGCTCTCTTGAAAGTTC